TAGATTGGATATTTGCAACAAATGTAAATACTTTAGAAAATCTGTGAATCAATGTAAAAAGTGTGGATGTTTTATGCAGATAAAAGCAAGAATAGCATTTACAAAATGTCCTATAGATAAATGGGATAGAGAGAAAGAAATAACTGCTGATCAACTATCAATTCTTAGGAGATTATTCTCTCAAATAAACGGTGATAGCTTAACACATGATCAGAACGTAAATGTTACAAACCTCTACAACGATATATTTGGAATGAGGAAAAGTGTAACAACATGTGGTAGTTGTGTAAAACAAACTATAAATGACTTAAAAACAGTTTACGAAGCTTATGAAAAAAGAACAAAATAGAACAACGCACGCGAAGGAGCAGGTGATTGCAGCACTAAAGAAGACACTAGGTGTAGTCACGCACGCTCTAAGAACACTTAATTTATCTAGAACTAATTACTATAAGTGGTTAAAAGAAGATCCAGAGTTTGCTGCACAGGTTGCAGATATACAGAATGAAGCTTTAGACTTTGCAGAAACAGCTTTGTTTGATCAAATAAAAGATGGCAATCCACAATCAACTATGTTCTATTTAAAAACAAAAGGTAAGCTTAGAGGTTACACTGAACGTAGTGAGTTAGATATATCATCACAAGGAGATAAAATTAACAAGATAGAAGTAGAGATTGTCGACACTAAAGATAAAAACAAGTAACGTATTTGATAGGAACTACAAAGCTCCTACAAAGATAGTTGTAAACCAAGGTGGAACAAGATCTGGTAAGACTTACTCGATCTGTCAACTTTTAATAGTCAAATCATTTGAAGTAAATGACTGTGTGTTTTCTATAGTTAGAAAATCGCTACCTAGTTTAAAGCTATCTGTAATGCGTGACTTCTTTGAGATCTTAAACACATTAGACTTATATGACGAATCATGTCACAACAAATCTGAGCACACTTATAAGCTAAACAATAATCTATTTGAGTTCATATCATTGGATCAACCTCAGAAGAAGAGAGGTGCCAAGCGTCAATACCTATTCTGCAATGAAGCTAACGAACTATCATGGGAAGACTTCTTCCAATTACTTGTTAGAACAGAGACTAAGATCTTTATGGATTATAATCCTTCTGACTCACATCACTGGATTTATGACAAAGTGATCACTAGAGACGATTGCACTTTTATCAAGTCAACTTATTTAGACAATCCATTTTTAGGATCAGAGTTAGTTAAAGAAATAGAAAGACTTAGAGATACTGACGATGAGTATTGGAAGATCTACGGACTTGGTGAGCGTGGCTTTAGTAAGTCTATTGTATTTAATCGAGTAGAGGTAGTAGGTAAAGTTAGTGAACAAGCTAAACTACTTGCTTTAGGCTTAGACTTTGACTATACTAACGATCCAACAGCTATTGTAGAAGTGTACGAACAAGAAGACAGCTTAATATTTAATGAACTAATGTATGAACGAGGACTCACTAACCAAGATATTGCTAGCAATCTTCTTAATTTCGGAGTCGATAGACGAAGACCTATTTTTGCAGACTCTGCAGAGCCTAAATCAATCGAAGAAATATATAGACTAGGATTTAATATCAAACCAACATTCAAAGGTAAAGACAGCATCAATATAGGAATAGATTTACTAAAGCGTTATAAACTTAAAGCTACAGCAAATAGTTCTAACCTGCTTAATGAATTCAACAACTACAAATGGCAGGAAGACAAGAATGGTTATTTATTAAATAAGCCAATAGATAATTACAATCACGCTATAGATGCACTCAGGTATGCAGTTTTAATGACTAAGTCTAGACCAAATGTAGGTAAATATGCAATAAAGTAAAAAAAAAGTTAGCTAGAAATTTTTTAGTTAATCGAGAATTTGTATATTTACATATCATTAATTAATTAAACAACTAAAAATTACACATTATGACAACTATCAAACTTACACCAACTCAAAAAAGATCAATACTAGAAGAGATCGTAAAGTACAAAGCTAAGAAGAACGAATGCATTAATGCTTATGTAGGTAGAAACTTAGGAGATTTTAACTACGAAACTTTATTTTGGAGTAATGATGTTCCATTCTCTAGAGAAATTGCTAATATTTTTATAGATGCTAAATATAGTAATACTGAAACTGAGACTACAACTACTAAAACTAACCGATCTAAAAAATACTCTAAGCTTACAGAAATGGAAGCACAAGTATTTGATTACTTATTAGATTCTTTAGATGATTGGATAGGAGCAGAGTCATACTCACCAGAAGCAACTGAAGATATTGAACAATTTACTAAGATACCATCTAAGAAATTAAGAGGAGTTTTATCTTCATTAGAGCAAAAAAAGATACTTCACAATTATGAAACAAATGTGTCAGAGGATTTTTATAAAGAAAAGATGATCACATTGTGGTTATTTACAAACCAAGATGAAACATCAAGAGAAGAATTAATTGCATTAGTAAAATAAAAACGAACCAACAGAAAAGAGATCTACTACGGTAGGTCTTTTTTTTTGTTACAATATCAACATAACTCTATTTAATAATATGAAAGTAATAATTCCACAAGACTTAAATGAGATTTCATTAGGCCAAATGATGGAGCTAACAAAGCTCGATAAAGCTGAGTTAAATCAAATTGATAAGGCTAAAAGCATAATAAAGTTGTTGGTCAAAAACATAAACGATAGTAATATTCATAACATTAACCTATCTGATGTTTTGGTGATGTATAAGAAACTTTGCGACATGACTAATGTGCAAACACAATTGATCAAAAAAGTGTCCTTAGGTGGAAGGAAATATGGCTTTAACCCTGATTTGAATAATATATCTACAGGAGAATTCTTAGACATAGACACTTACTGTAAAGATCTTGATAAGAACCTACATTTAGTAATGGCAGTTCTTTATCGTGAGATAGTTAGTGAGTCTTCTGGTAAGTATTCTATAGAGCCATACAGTGATAATTCAAGAGAACGTGCTGAGTTGTTCAAAGAGAAGATGCCTGCATCAGTAGCTCAGAGTTGTTTGGTTTTTTTTTACAACTTAGGAAGCAGTTATTTGAAAGATACGCTTCAATCTTTAAAGGAGGACAAGAAGATCGAAAAGGAGCTCAATTTGGCAAGAAATGGGGATGGTACTCTGTACTCATGATGTTGTGTAAGGAAGATCTTACTAAGATAGATGAGATTACTAATTATAGCATACATAAGTCTTTAACCTACATGATGTACATGAAAGATAAGGAAACTTTAAACAAGAAATAAGATGAATAGTTATATTGACGTAGTAGATACTTTTAGAAAAATCTGTGAAGATCATTTATTGATAAAAACATTTAGTAATGGAGATATATTTGAAGCTGATTTAGAGAACACTAATGTGTTTACTAAAGCTCATTTAATAGAAACGAGTGCTACTATAAGTAAGTCAAGTTTTTCTTTCACGTTTGATCTTTTAGTGATGAACTTAGTAAATATCGATGACAGTGACATGGATACAGTTATGAACGAAACATTCTTAATTTTATCAGATGTACTTAGAGAATTCAGAACTGGTAAAGGTGTAATTAATTCTGCGTTGACTGATAGACAATTCGGTTTACCGGATAATATATCTTGTGAACCTTTTACAGATAGATTTGAAAACTTATTAGCTGGGTGGAAAGCTACTTTCACAATAACATCACAAGGTAACACTTCAGCATGTTTATTACCTATGAGTAGATTATAATGGCGGAGTTCGAAGGAGAACATATAAAGAGAGCACTAAAAAAGTTTGGTCAAAAAACCATACAACGTGCAGCTGCTAATTTAGTAAATGGCAAAAGAGGATACGACACAGGTGCTTTAATGAAGTCATTAGACTACGACTTAGCAGTGACATTAAATTCTTTTATGCTTAAGTTTGATTACTTAGATTATGGAGAAGAAATAGATAAAGGAAGGAAACGAAGTACTAAAAGCAATGGTGGAGTTCTATTCAACAAAATACTTGGTTGGGTACAACGTAAGAACCTAAGACCTAGAAGTAGTACTGGCCAATTTGAAGCTTGGAAGAATAAAACACAACAACAAAGATCTATAGCTTTTTTAGTTACAAGAAAGATTCATAGATTTGGATATGAAGGAACTGGGTTTTTTACTAAAGCTTTTGATTATCATTACAAAAAGACTTTACCAAGCTCTATTAAAAAAGCATACATGCTAGACTTTGATTCTTTTATGAAATACACTTTAGACGAAATAAATAATGGCAACAACCGCAACTAGAACTAATTATTGGTTCATAAAAACAGTAACAAGCACTTCGCCTATATTCAACTTTAAGTTTGTTTTAGAAGTATGGATAGATGGTATTAAAAGAGCTACATTAACTCAACCTAGGAACAACTCTAATTCAGCTCATTTTGATCTTGAAAGAATTATTAAGAACTACATAAATATTTCTAATATAAAAGCACTAGAGGGATCAGTTACAGGAACTCAATATGAAGATATTCATTTAATACCAAGAAATGTACCTAACCCATCAGCAGGTGCTAACAACGATTACGTTTATTCAAGAAACACTAACAACTTTAAAACAGTTACACTTAAATTCTACGAAGATTACGCTACGACAAGTGGTGGAACAATAACTAGAAACTCTAGTGGTCAAGCTGACTTGGATTATAGGTTTATAAATTTTGCTAATGATTGGCATGATCAAAAAACATTTAACGATACTCCTTTCATATACACTGCTACAACTTATAATACAGGTCGTTTCTTAACTAAGTTGCAACCAAAAGATTCAAATGACAACTTTATATATCATCACTCTGGTCCAGGTGATTTCAGAACTTTTGCCACTATTAATTGTAATGCTTTAGGAACTTCTCCACAAGTTTTCCAATATAAGTTTTACGACGAAGAACCCACAGCCCCTTTTTATGCTAATTATAGAGCAATGACAATTACTGAGGATCCAGACACACCAACTGATGGTGACTCTGATGATAGAAAAGCACTTTTGTTTTGGGCAGCAGGTTATGAAAACGTTAAGAACATAAAATTTGTATCTAGAGGAGGACAACAATTACAATCAACCGACAAGTATTATATGGTTGAAGCCGTTGGTGCATCAGCATCTTCTTCAGGTACTACTGACGCTGTAAATATAATTCCAGGTAAACTGTATATAATTCAAACAGCTGGAACTACTGACTTCACACTTATAGGAGCTGCTAATAATACTCCTGGAACCGCTTTTTACGCTGAAGGTACAGCTACTGGTACAGGTACTGTTTTTGTTTACGATTACCAAGCTAGAACTAAAGCAATGTTTTTCAAAATAGATGGAGATTGCAATAGATTTACTTCTGAAACTACGTCTAGGACTATTTGCTGGAAAAATAAATATGGAGTTTGGGACTACTATTTATTTGATACTAGAGTAAATGAGAGTGATAATGTGAAGAGGTCGATAGAATATACCAAAAATCCTGGAACTTGGAACGCTGCTGATTACGAGATAGCAACAAACGAAAGAGGTAGGGTGCAGAAAGTAAATGGCACACATGGTTTTACTGCAAGTACTAGGTTTGTTGATGAAACATACAATGATTATTTTAAAGGGCTGTTAATGAGTAATGATGTTAAGATGATCATCAAGAAAGAGGTTATAGAAAACGAGTTAGACGGTACTAATAGTCAAAACGAATATGTTGTACCTTTAATCATGACATCTAACTCTATAAACTACAAGACAGTAGTTAACGATCA